TGTTTATCGCGCCTTTTCTACGATTGGTAAAACAGTATTCGCAATCTTTGTTTTGAACATAATTAAATACTGGTTCAATGCGGTTGTAGATAAGATTATCATACCTGCCATAAATACAATCTTCTTATCCAGTTCATCAAAACGATGCTTGGAAAAAGGATTGAACCGCCAAATTAGGAACAAGCAAATGTAAATACGCATATAATAGTCCATCGTTTCCACATACGCGTGTGCATTCGAGTACAGTCCTAAAGCGGATAGAATTGCAAATGTGTAAAATAGGATAAGGAATAGAGTAAACAGTTTGTATTGTAATGACTGCATACATTATCAATACAAAAAAAATCTATGACAGTACTCTACGCAAGTGTTCTACGCCGGTTCTGTTTTTTCAGTTGACTGGGAATTACTCTTGTATAATTCGAGTGTCCTGGCGCTAGGGTCTGTCGCTGTAGTGTATTTGGGCATCCAATAATATGGAAGAATCGTGGTAGAGTTCGGGAAGAATTTGCCGAACTGCTGCTTGTAGTACGATTTCTCGACCCCAATATCTGGGCTGGCAATAGACAACTTTTGTCCAATCTTCTCTTGCAAAATCGTGAACAGGGAACGGCCGTGACCGCTAACGCCATCACTAAATGCCTCCTTGCGCCTCCACAGAATCTCGTTTGGAAGAATTTGTTTGTGTTCCGAGTTCTCGAAATTGGGGAATGTGAAACTGGAACGCAGCAAGAACTTCTCGCGCGCGTTCTGATTCTTGTGGTTTCGGAAGCGAGGAGGAATCGACATGTAGTAATTGACAAAGGTCCTGTCGAGGAATGGCGTTCTGGGCTCGAGACCGTGCGACGAAATGCACTTGTCGGAGCGCAACACATCAAACATGTAAATGTCCTGCAGCAAGCGACGCGTTTCGCGGTCGAATTCAATGTCATCCGGACAGTTGTGCATGTAGAGGTATCCGCCACACAATTCGTCTGCGCCATCGCCGTTAAAAATGACTTTTGCTTCACTGTTCTCCGAAATGTACTTGCCGACCAAGTAGTTTCCGATGCTGGCGCGAACCGTTGTTGTGTCGTAGCTCTCAATTGCGTATATCACATTAGGAATCGCATCGAACATCTCCTGCTCGGTGACGACGATTTCAGTGTGCTTGGTCCCCAAATAGTCAGCCACGATCCGGGCGTACTTTAAGTCCTCAGACCCTTTGAGTCCAATGCTGTATGTTTCCAACACTTGACTACAATGCTCGTTCACAAGGGCTGCAATCAAGCTGCTGTCGAGACCACCGGACAGAAGACACGCGATTGGGCGCTGAGTAGCACCGCATTGGCGCTTGACTGCATCACTAAGACCTTGAGCGACCCCATCGAAGAGTTCATCGATGTATTCGCCGCGGTCAACAATACCATATGAAAATGTAGGAACGAAAAATATCTGATTTTGAACCACCGGTTCCCATTGAGACCAACTGGTTTTCATGGACTCAAATATACTATAGGTCCCTGGCTTAAATTGCTCCACAGCGTACTGGTGCGGATTCAAACTAACAAACCCATCGAGGCACTTTAGTTCAGATGCGAACCCGATCGACTTGTCGCTCATGTAACCAGAATTCAAGTTCTTCAGATAGTAGAGTGGACGAATGCCTAGCGAATCTCGCGCAGCAAATAGGCGCTCCTTTTTGTCCTCCTTGTCGCGAGTATCGTAGAGAATGAACGCAAACACGCCATCGAGCATCTGCAAGGTCTGTTGAAATCCATATTTCAAGTACAGGTGAATAATGACCTCGCAATCAGATTCGGTTTTCGGGGTGACAGATGGCATGGCCTTATAGAGCTCTTGGTAATTGTAAATTTCGCCGTTGCAAATTAAGACGACCCCATCAATAATGATTGGTTGATTGGATTCCGCATTTAGGCCATTGATCGCAAGCCTGTGGAAACCAATGGTTATATTGGGATACGAAGTGACAAATGTAGAGTTTTCGGGACCTCGGGATTTACCCTTTATAAAGAGTTTTTCGGTTTTGTCATTGTTTATTCCAGAAGTATTGAGCAGAGCAAAAATACCACACATCTATATATTATATAAAGTAACAAGATTACTTTATATATTTTATCTATTGTATGTATATATTATGAACAACGACGAGGTTAGTGTTTCAACAATACACGATCAAACAAATGCACGAATTTATGATCGCAATATTCCTTCGCAGGTTTTACAGCCTTATATCAATTCGAGACCAGTAATGACCAAGTACTCGCATTTGCCAATAGTAGATCCTCGCAAACAAAATACGGTCCCGCTTATGCAAGCACCGAACTTCAATCCGAACCACACATTCAATCCGGGAAACACAAAATCGCCGTGGTCCGGATTTGCTTCGGCGGTGAATGTTGAGTCGGAGCTCAGAAATCAGATATACGCTCTGCAGAAGTGCAGTCAGGCGGTGTATGTTCCGAGCAGCAGGAGCGATTTGTATCAGGTAAACATGAGGCAAAAACCTCAGACCCAACATTCGCTTTTGTTTCAGGAAGAACACTTTTGTAACTTCAACCCGAATCCGGATCCCAAGATTGTTGGATCTGGAATTTTCATGAATTCTACCAGGACGCAAATACTTGACATGAGTGATGAAAAATAAGATGTTTTCTTGATTTTTTATTATGTATTGATACATAATAAAACCAATGTCCGAAGAATTTGTAAATAAGGTCACATTGGAGTATTTAGTGAACAAGGATTATAATGTCACTGTAAAAACAAGTAAGGTTGACAAAAGGGACAAGAAATTTTATAGGAAGCGTATTTTCAATTTGACCAAGGAAATCTTGAGCAATGAAGAACCGGCAGATGTCCTTCCTGATGTAAAACATGCCTTTGATAATTATGTGAAACATTGTATCAATTACTTTAAGGCAATTGACTGTAGTGATATTCTGCAAGAGGATTACAAGGACATGTCAATGAATAATCTGTGCAATGCAACTGAATTGCTCGAAAGCAATCAAATACAAGAAGATGCTAATAAATTGATAATGCGTTCAATCAACATACAATCGTCTACATTGGACAAGTTTATAAAGAGGACTGTCAAGAAAGAGACCGTTGTATTGCCACAACAAAAAGAAGTAGATTTGAAAAATCCAGAGTTGAAATTAAAGGGTGTGAAGAAAAAGAAAAATATCACTAATAAGTATGAAGAAATCGTGGAAAACAAGAAACAGGAGGACCAAACGAAGGACAAAACAAAGAACAAAGAATAATAAGGTTATGCGAAAAAGCAAAGGAGGAAAAAGTGCAAATATGAAATACAACAAACCAAAAATCATACTTGAAGATGTAAATCACCTGAATAAAGTGAATTGTAGTCCGAAAGCAAAGGGTGAAGTGAATGCGTTCTCTTGCTACACGGACAAGACACTTTACAAGTTGAGAGAACATTGGAACTCCCGCCATCCAGACGCCAAAATAAACACGAATGACACTAAAGAGATTCACAAACAGTTGACAAATTACTTCAAAGGTGTTTGCAGTAAGGAGTCTTGTTGGCTGAAGCAAAAGGCAGAGTTTGGAGACATCAAGAATGAGTTGACTGACTCGTTTGCACCCGTTTCTCCCGATGAGTGGAAGAAGAACCCAAATGAGTGGCTTACAAGTATAGATATCATGAATGTGATGAAGCAGTATGAGAAGGCATATAAATGCTTCGATTTCTTGGGACCTTCTCCGATTGATTTTGATACCCGAAAGTTGTACGGCGAGTGCGTTTGGGATGAGCTGTGTAATTTCAATTTGACACAACAGATCAAGAGTGGGAAAACGAAGATTGGAATGATATTCAACACTGACCCGCATTACAAACCGGGGCAACATTGGTTGAGCATGTTTGTCGACATTAAGAAGGGCAAGATATTCTTCTTCGATAGTGTCGGCAATAAGATCCCCAAACCAGTCATGGTGTTAGTTAACAGGATCAAAGAGCAAGGGTTGGCTTTGTCACCCCCCATCAACTTTGAATTTGACCAGAATCATCCGGTGGAACACCAGTACAGCACGACCGAATGTGGTATTTACTCGTTGTTCTTTATAGTTCATATGCTGGAAGATAAGATCACAAAGGAATATTTGAAAACGCATATCATAAAAGACAAGTACATGGAGAATTTTAGAAAGATCTATTTCAATGATTCCCTATAATCCACTTTTTACACCTTCGCGCATTGAAAATGCGCGTGGCAAAGTCACTTTCCGCTGATGAAAACGCTCCAGAATGGGCGTTTTCAAAGAGGAAAGGTGTAAAAAGTGGAGCAAAACAAAAGGTTGTGATTTTCTGAAATATTTCTTAAATGTGGGTTATAATCATATTAAAAGCTTTTTTATATGATTTTATAAATGTATCAGCAGAGGCAACAGAAACAAAATACGATGCAAAATTTCTTGACAGAACAGAATGCATCCATGTTGTTAGAGATTATCATGGATGATGATTTCATGCAAGTTCAGCCTCCTGATGTGATCGATGCGACCAAGTTCGTATTTTACAACAACATTCGCGGCTTCTATGAGAATGAAAAGTCAAATGCACACGATTTGATCGATCTGAACAAACAATACATCATGCTCATCTTGAGACATGTGAAGAGCGATTTGATAAAGAAACCCGCCATTAAGAGCAAACAACAACAACATGTTACATTTGAAGACATACAGAATGATCGTCGCAGTCAATTTGAACGAGACTTGAATGC